TACCGGCAAGGCGGGCAGCAGCCTGACCAAGCGCTACCCGATGAAGGTCAGATACATGCAGGGCAAACGCTTCATCACCGGGCGCTTCCCGGAGCTTCGCAAGACGCTGAATGCAAATCTGCGCGGCATTCTGACCCGGTCACTTGGTCGTATCGCGGGAGGTTCCGATGAGTAGCGCAAAGGCGATGGTCGAAGCCGCAGCGTTCCTGGCGCTGAGCAGCGCAATCACGGACGCCGGGGTCTATCAGGACGCGCCCGAGAACGCGCCGACCCCGCTCGTCATCATCGGCGATATGAAGAGCTCGCGCCTGCCGACCAAGGACGCCGACGCTGATCGCCGCGTGACGATCTCGATCGTCACGATCGTCGAAGCCGAGGAACGCGCTCCCCTGCTTGCGCTGCAGGAACAGATCGAAGCCGCGCTCGATGGCCAGAACCTGCAACAGGACGGCTGGCTCCTCGCCTTCGAGTTCGAGGACGACGACGCCGTGCTGAGCGAAGACGGCTCGACCTACAGCGGCATCACCAGTTTCACCGTGCTCGCGATCGCGCCGTAGCACTCCCCCACCACCCGTAACCTACCCGCCGCGCCCCGCCCGCGCGCATTCACAGGAGAACCACCATGGCGAAGAAACTCGGCAGTGATTACCGCCTGTTCGTTCAGTCCTCGACGGCTGGCACGTTCAACCAGCCCGCCGGTCAGGGCAATCTCAGCATCGACCGCGGCAAGGCGTTTTCATCGAACGCGACGAAGGACCAGGAAGGCGTCGACACCCAGTCGCCAGGCCTGCGCACGATCACGATCAAGCAGGACCTGACGCCGGATCTGCCGGACGCCAACGGCTACACCCGGATCGAGACGCTCGACAAATCGAACGCGACCGAAGTCTACCAGATCCGCAAGAAGCCGTTCGCGACCGGCGACATCGTGTTCGAGTGCCTGATGTACACCTCGATCGACAGCACCGGGCTCGACCAGGGCGCGAGCGTGAAGTCGCCGCTTACGTTGCAGCCGGCCGCGCAGCCAACCGTCGACGCGCTCCAGTAAGCGCCCCTCTCCCGCCCCTCCCATAAGGAACGTCCGTATGATCACGATCAACGGTAAGAGCTTCCGGACCAGCAAGCCGCAGGATCTGGACGAGAAGCTCGTCGCATTGACCGGCCACGGTCAGCATGAGGTGCAGGCACTGCTCAGTGCCGGCCCCTCGCTCGCCGCGCGCGCACTGGTGCCGTACCTCGGCAAGCACGAGGGCGAGCCCGCGCCCGACCTCAACGAGCTCGCGAATGACATTGCCGCGGATTCGGACGCCATCGGCACGATTGCCAAGCTGTATGCGCTGCCGGCGGATACGGTCGAAGAGATCGTCGCACAATGAGCGATCTCGTCACCGCAGGCTTCGCCAACGAGGATCGGGGCGAACTGGCCGTGATCCTCGACGGCACGACGATGGGCCTCCGCCCGACCTTCGAAGCCCTGTCCGAGATCGAGCAGACGCTCGACCGTGGGTTGGTCGACCTCGCCCGCGACGCGTTGGGGGCTAAGCTCAAGCTCGCGGACACCGCGCAGATCGTTACGATCTGTGTCCGCGCTTGGGGCAAGGAGACCGAGAACAAAGGTGCGGCGGGGGCAAACGCACAGCGCATCGCTCGTCTCATCGTCGACAGTGAAGGCGGTCTCTACACCGTGCTGCAGACCGTCGCGAAGGTGCTCTCCGTCGCCGTCACCGGCGGGTACAACTCCGCGGGGGAACTGAAGCCGTCGACGACGATGACGACGACGGAGAAAGCCCCCGTCGACGGCTGATGGGCACAGCCGTCGTCCTGTTGGGATGGCGGCCTGCCGACTTCTGGCGGTGCACCCCGACCGAATTCTGGACCGCGATGAAGGCGTTCGACCGCGCCAATCCCCCAAGTCCAAGCCCGTCATAACAGGAGGCGTCCATGGCTGACCAGACCGAACGCCTGCTGCTACAGGTCGACGCCGCAACCGAATTGCTGCGCCGGAACCTGGCGGATGGCGAGAAGCCACTCGACCGATTCGAGCAGCGTGCCGCCAAGATGGCGGAGAACGTCGAAGGCTCGATCGGCAGCATGGGGAAGCGCTTCGGCGCGTTCGCGGATCTCGCGCAGGATGCCGCCACGAGGGCCGAGCGATCGTTCGAGGCGAGCTTCAGCAACGTCCAAAAGCTGGCGGCGAAGGCGATCGTCGCGCCCACCGTCACCGGCGGCCTCAACATCGGCGCCGCGGACGCGCGCGCGGCGGCGGCAGCGGCGCAGCAGCAGGCGATTGCCACCCGCCTGATCGCAGACGCGTCGGAACGCGCCGCGCAGGGCGAAGGTGTCCTGACCGAGCAGACGCGGCTCTATGTCCAGGCGGCGCGCGCGGCGGCGCTGGAAGCTGAGAACCACGCGAACGAACTAACGCGCGAAGCTGGCGCGCTCGAGCGGGTCGAGATTGAGCTTCAGCAGGCAGGCGCGGCGTCGCGCTTGTTCGGTGACGGTCAGAAGAAGGTGACGGCTCAGTCCGGCGCGCAGCGCGCAGCGATGCAGGGCCTGTCCTATCAGGTGCAGGACACCTTCACCCAGCTGAGCATGGGCGCGAACGCGTTTCAGGTCATCGCGATCCAGGGCGGCCAGGTCGCCGGGCAGTTCTCGAACCTCGAAGGCAAAGCCGGATCCTTCGCGCGGTTCATGATCGGACCGTGGGGGTTGGCGATCACCGCTGCCCTACTGGTGCTCGGTCCTCTGACCAAGGGCATGTTCGAGTTCAGCAACGCCGAAGACGAAGCACTCGACAAGCTCAAGAAGGACGCGATCGAGAGCGACGTGACCGCGCGCGCAAAAGTGCGGTTCGCTGGGTCGGTCGAAGGCCTTACCATCGCTCTTCGGGACCAAGACAAGGCGCTGCGGCAGACTGCGGACAGCGAGAGGTCGGCTGCCGACCGCGCCAACATCGCCGCAAAGGGGAAGCGCGACGAGGCGTTGGCGATCCGGCAGACCACAGTCGCGCGCCTCGCCGACGCCGAGGCCATGTTCAACACCTTGGCCACCACCAGCGATGCGCGCGGTGGTGGTGCTGTCATCAATGCCGCACTGGCGCGCGTCACCGAACTGCGCAAGCAGCGCGCGGCGGCCGAGAAAGCGGTGACGGATTCCGAGCGGCAGCTCAACGTCACCCGGGTCGACATCGCCGCGGAGCGCGCCGCGATCTCGCTCGATCCGGTGCGCTCGGCAACCAAGGCAGTCGACGACAAGATCAACGCGCTGAAGAACGAGCTCCGCACGCAAGCCCGGCTAGGCCAGGTCATTGGCGCGGAATCGGTCAAGCGCCTGCGCGAACTCGAAGCGCAGAAGAAGGCAGCGACCGAACTGGCGACGGAAAAGCAGCGCGCGGCCAACGTCAAACCGAACAACAATCAGATCGGCCGAGACGTGAACGTCGCCGAGGCGACCAGCATCGTTGCCGGTATCGGCGGGCGGGTCACCAGCGGTCTGCGCTCGACCGAGCGCCAGGCGCAGCTGTATGCCGACAAGCTCGCCGGGCGGCATGCCGGACCGGTCGCCAAGCCCGGTACCAGCGATCACGAGCGCGGTCAGGCGATAGACGTCGCCTACGGTCCCGGCATCAGCGTTTCGTCAATCCGGCAGGCGTTTGCCAAGGAAGGCGTCGCGATCCGGCAGCTGATCGACGAGCGCGACCAGAAGGTGTTCCACGTCGCGTTCGGCAAGAAGGGCCCCAGCCAGCAGTCGATCGACGATCGCGCCGAGCGGGCACGCCAGAAGGTGCTGAGCGACGACATTTCCTATGGTCAGGAAGAGCAGGCAGCGCGGCAGCGGCTCACCGCGGCAACGCGCAAGTCGGCGCAGACGCAGGAGCAGCGCGACGCCGAACTGGTCGCGAGCATCAATGCCGACGCCGACAGCCGCAAGCAGAAGATCGACCTGCAGCAGGAGAAGGGTCTGTCCAAGGCTCGCGCCGACAATTTGCGCTCGCTGAGCGAACAGACCCGGGTGCAGGATCTGCAGAACGCCGCGGCCGACCGTGCCATGCGTGTGGTCGAGCAGCGGTACGACGTCGACCGGCAGAGCCTCGAATCGCGCGTCGCCCTGCTTCGCATCAGCGAGGATATGGCGCCGACCGAGCGCGAGCGCGCGCGGATCGCCGAGCAGATCCTCGAGGCCGAGCAGACACTTCGCCGTCAGGCGCTCGAGCGCGTCCGCGACACCTCCAAGGATCCGGATGCCGTCATGTCAGCGCAGCGCTCGCTCAGTGCCCTGCCGGCACTGGAAGGCGCGGAGCGCGGGCAGCTTGCCCGACAGAACGCGTCGCCGCTCGATGCCTACCGCGAGCGC